CCAGGAATGAGATTTGGGGGATTACAGGTGCGCCGGTTAAAGTTTTGCGTAGTGATGATGAGATACAAAAGATAAGGGAAGCAAGGGCAAAACAACAGGCACAAGTTCAGCAGTTAACGATGATGCAGGAAGGTGCAAAGACAGTGCAGACAGCTGCCGCTGCAGATAAGTTGATTGCCGAAGCGGCAAGCACAGGAAGGAAAACCCTTGAGTAATTTAACCGATATAAGATATGTCAAGGACTTACAAAACTCCCTGCGCATATTTGACAGCGAACAGGGTAAAGAAGTGATGAAGTTTTTGGAAAGCATAGGAGGTTGGACACCGAATATATTTGATACGCTTGATACAAATGAAGTTATAGCGAGGGACGCTAATCGCAGATTGATAGGGACGATTAAGACCTTGCTTACACAACCAGCCGAGGTCATTGTGGCTTTGGCAAAAAAGGAGGAATAAAATGCCGGATAATCTTGACCCTGTTGTGGACAATCAAGACCCAGTAGTTGACCCAGTTGCACCAGTAACACCTGCGCCGGTTTCACCTGCATTCAGTTGGAAATCTAACTTGCCGCCTGATTATGTGAATAGCCCAACTATGCAGAAATTTACCGACGATAAGGATGGCTTGTCAAAAGCTATTGAAAGTCACCTTAATTTGGAGAAGTTGTTGGGCCATACCAAAGTGCCGTTGCCTAAAGACGATAAAGATATTGCAGGAATACAGGCATTTAACAAAGCGCTTGGCGTGCCTGATAAGCCGGAAGGTTACGGATTAAAAGACCCGACTATGCCTGAAAGTATGAAGTCAATGACCTTTGATAAGAAAACATTTTCAGAGGTTATTCATAAGTTCGGGCTTACGCCTAAACAGGCAAACGGATTATGGCAGGCATATACAGATATGTCTATGCAAAGCTACAACAAATACGTTACCGAGAATAACAAGCAGTTAGGCGATATGGTATCCGGTTTACGCCAGGAATGGGGCGACGCTTACGACAGCAATGTAGAATTAGGGCAAATGGTAATAAATAAGTTTTCGGATAGCCAAGAGATGAACGACTTTATTACCGCTTCGTTGCTCAAAACTCCGCAGGGAGTAAAATTTCTTGCCAAAGTAGGAGGACAGTTCGCCGAGAATAAGATCGGCGATTTCAAGTATTCGAGGTTCGCCCTAACTCCTGATCAGGCTAAACAGGAGATAGACAAGATCATGAACGACACTAACCACCCGTATCTTAATCCGAAAGCAACGAATGAGGAGCACGATAGGGCGGTGGAGTATATGAATACTTTACATTCTATTGTAAGTAAAGGAAGTAAGTAAAGCAAAGATAAGGCGACAGAAGCCCCAGAGCTTTATTATTTGAACGGTGGATAAGGCTATAAGCCCCCGCAAAAATAATATTGCCTAAAGAGCGACCCTCTTATTAGAGGACAATCAATCCTAAAGCAAAGGAAAGAGAGTTTTCTATTAAGAGGGTTTTTCTTTTACAAAGGAGCTTAAAGTGGCAGACACCCAAAATCAAATATACGCTCAAGCGTATGGCAGGAATATTATGCAGTTGGCACAGCAGAAATATTCCAAACTTATAAACTATGTGTTTATGAGACCGAATGTCAATGCCAAGACATTCTTTCAGGACAGGATTGGCGAATGGTCAATGTCGGTAAAAGGCGGCAGAAATGTCGCTACACCGAACAATGACCCGAATTTATCAAGGCGTATGGGAACAATGGTTGATTACCACGATGCCCGTTACCTTGACCGGGGCGATGAATTACGTTCTATCTCCGATCCAAGAAGCTCTTACACTATCGCGGCCGCTTCTTCGTTAGGAAGGAAGATCGACGATGTCATCCTTTCAGCCGCGGTCGGAACAGCAAACTATGGGGAAACAGGCTCTTCTTCTGTTACTCATAGCAACACAGTTTCAATCGCAACGGTTGGCTATATCACCTTAGCCAATTTAGCGAGCGTCAAATATGCTTTTGACAATGCCAATGTGGAAGAAGAGGACAGGATTATCGTTATTACTCCTCTGGCCCTGTCTAACCTTTTACAGGTTTCACAGGTAACTTCTTCGGATTACGCCGCAGTCAAAGCATTGGTAAGGGGTGAGGTTGATACGTTTATGGGGATGAGGTTTATTACCTCAACTCGTATTGCCCAGATTACCGGCGGCAATGTAACAGCAGGAGCAATCACGCTTGTCGCTTTCCAGAAATTCGGAGTTTGCCTTGCCATGGCTTCCGCTCCCTTGGTAAGAACTGACGAGAGGACAGATTTGTCTTACTCTTGGCAGATTTACTATGAGCTGAATGTCGGCGCAGTAAGGTTAGAAGAGGCAAGAGTTGTGTCAGGACAAACTGTGTAACGGGTATATCCCCGTGGGGTGCGATTACGATAAACGCACATAATAATCCGGTATAGCCGGAGAAAGGAAATAAGATGGCAAGTTTATATGCGGATAATGTAACAAAGGTTAGGGCCGGGGGGAGTGGAGATAATTATGTCGCTGACGGGTTTATCAAGACCGTTGAAAAGGTATGGATTGATACCTATACGGTTGCGGCGGCTATTCCATCAACGTCTTCTCTTTGTATCGGTAAAATACCGAAGGGGAAGAAGCTGACGGATGTAATTGTCTATCTGCCTGTATTGAGCGCGGCGGCTACTACATCAACCGTCTATCTTGATACTGCGGCTACAACCTCGGTAGCTCCGTGGGGCGGCGCATTAGAGCCGGCTGGACAGAGTGAGGCGATAGCGACAGCAACAATATCAACGGTTCGTTTAGGGCAGACCAAAGCGTTTGCTGAAATGCCGGAAGATGTTGAGCTGTTCATTATGATTAACCCTGCGACGACCATAACGGCAGGCACAATCAAAACAATTATTAAGTACACCTAACGGTTGAATAATTAGAGGTGGAGAGGCGCTTAATGCTTCTCCTCCTCTAATTAAGAAAGGATATTATGGCAGTCTCTAAAACTTCGCTTGTAAATAAAGCGTTGACAATAGCCGGTGCTACTCCAATTACCAATATCACCGACGATACTAACAACGCCCGTATTGTTAACCGTGTTTATGAGATTGCCTTGAAAAGTATATTAGGCGAGTGCAAATGGAATTTTTGCACACAGAGGGCTTTGCTTGTTTCTTCGGCAACCACAATGAACTGGTATTATACTAATGAAACAGTCGTCTATGTCCGCCCCTCAACCTGTATTCGCATATTCGGCACTAACGACGATAACGCAGAATGGCGGGAAGAAGGCGATTATATAATAAGCGATACTGTCGGAATTGGAATAATTTATACATATTATCTTGATGATCCCTCAAAATATCCTTCCTCTTTCGTAGAGGCTTTTATAGATAAGCTCTGTTCGGATATTGGCTATATGATTATTAATGATGTTCGGATAGCCAATGCATTCTTGGAAAAATACCAGAAAGTATCTTTGCCGAAAGCAATGGCAGAGAACGCGCAAATTGGGAAATCCCAATACTTAAAAGACGACGCCTGGGAACTGGCAAAAACACAGGATAATCAACCGGATTCATAATGGCGAAAATTGATTGCATAAAAACTTCTTTTGTAGGCGGTGAATTTGGAGCGTCCTTATTCGGCAGGACTGATGTTGCTCAATATGCCAATGCCTGTGAAATAGTTGAAAATTTCCTTATACGTCCTTATGGTTCTGTAATATCCCGCCCGGGAACTCGTTATGTGGCGGAAGTAAAAGACAGCACAAAAGAAACCCGCCTTTTAAAATTCGTATTCAATCAATCAGACGCCTATATAATCGAAATGGGCGATTATTATTTCAGGTTCTATACTAATCAAGCGGTTGTGGTAACTTCGGGAACAACGCCGTATGAAATATCGCATATCTATTCGGAAGATGAAATATGGGATGTCCAGTTTACGCAGTTAAATGATATTATATGGCTGACACATCCAAGCCATCCTCCGCAAAGATTAATAAGGTTTGCCGCCGCTAACTGGACCTGCACGGAGTTGGCGTTTATAGGCGGCCCATTTCTTGAGGATAATACTGACGATACAACTCTTAACGCTTCGGCTACTACCGGCACTATTAACCTTGTTTTCTCTCCTACCGGATCCGGTATCTTCGTAGTATCTACCGCCGCAACAAAGGGGCATTTGGGGGCATATTTTAAGATAGGCACCACAAGGACTAACGCTACCACAGGATTGGATGAACAGGGGTATGTCCAGATTACCAATGTAGTCAATGCCTATACGGCTACCGCTTCCGTAATTAAGACCTTGACTACATCAGGGGCGACGACTATCTGGGCAGAGGGGGCATGGAGTGCGGTCAGGGGATACCCGGGTTGTGGCAATTTCCACGAAAGGCGGTTATGGTTTGCCCGGACTGATTACGAACCTAACAAAGTATGGGGGTCAAAATCATTTATTTATGATGATTTTGCTTTAGAAGCCCAAAATGATGATGATGGAATAAATATCGAACTTGCTTCGAATGAAAGCAATCAGATACAATGGCTTGCTTCGGGTAAGTCTTTGATTGCCGGAACTTATGGCGGCGCATTTGTGATTAACTCCGGATCTACTGATCCGATAACTCCGTCCAATGTTAATGCCTCGGAAGAAGTATCTTTTGGGACAGAATCAATACCGCCAAAGAAAATGGGAAATTTCCTTTATTATATTCAGCGTTTCGGGCAAAGATTAAGAGAATTATTTTACTCTTGGGATTTAGATACTTACAAGTCCGTAGATAAGACTATTCTATCTCCTCATATCTTACAGCCTGCGGTATGGGAAATGGATTACCAACAAAGCCCCGATACTGTTCTCTGGTGTTTGCGGAATGACGGTGTTATCGCTACATTAACACGGGAAGTTGATCAGGAAGTACAAGGCTGGTCAAGGATAACCACAAACGGTTATTTTTCTTCAATTGCGGTCATCCCTTCGCAGACTGATGACTATGATGAGGTATGGTGCATAGTTGCCAGGAGCATTACTCCGACAGGAGGAACATCAACAACCAAACAGTATATAGAAGTCTTTGAAAGCATAGAATTACCCGACAGACAGGATTTGTGTTTATATCTGGACAGCGCGTTGACCTATAACGCCTTTACCGCAAATACCACCGCTACCATATCTTTATCAGCAACAAGCGGAACCATTACAGTAACTTCAAGTACGGCGTATTTCTCGGCTAATGATGTAACCCAAAGATTAAGGGCAATAGACGCAGACGGTAATATCGTCGGAGAAATATATATCACTTCTTACGGGTCGACAACTTTAGTCAAGGGAACGAGCCGGTATAACTTTGACGCTTTAACTTATTCCCCTGGATACTGGGGAGTATCGGTAAAAACTATAACCGGATTAACCCATCTTGAAACCTGCTCAACAACTGTCTTAGCTGACGGAGGAACGGACTTACCGGCAAAGACCGTAACTAACGGAACGATAACGTTAGCTTATGATTATTTTGTAGTAAGCATCGGATTATCCTATGACCAGATTATTAAGACCTTACCTTTTGAGGCAGGAAGCGAAAGAGGCACATCACAAGGCAAAGTGCAGAGGATTAACGAACTTGCTTTTAAGGTTAACCGATCGCATAAAGGTTTTTATGTCGGCGGCACAGAAGCAGAACTTGACAATGTAAGTTATATTGAAAGCACGACGGAGGAAATTCTATATACTGGCACAATACCCAATCCCGATTTTGTGTTAAAGAGGGTATCATTCAGGGACCCTGCAACACCTATGGGAACGCCGGAAGTATTATACACAGGCATAATCCCTAACATATCTTTCAGGGATAATTACCAGTATGGCTCGCAGGTGTATATAAAGAACTCTGACCCGTTGCCGATGGAAATATTAAGTATAATCGCTACATTGACTACATACGATAAATAGGAGTCATAAAATGGGGTGGGCCGGTACAGCATTACAGTTAGTTGGAGGAATAGTTCAAGTGGGTTCTTCTATTTCCGCAGGAAAAACAGCAAAAAAAGAAGCTGAATATAACGCTTCTTTAGCCGAACAGGAAGCGGCGAATATTGAAAACCAAAAAAGATTAACCGCTTATCAGACGAACCGGCAGATAAACCAGGCGATAGGCACGACTACCGCCATGACTGCCGGAAAAGGCATAGGGTTATCAGGGTCTCCTATGGCTATTATGCTTGATACCCAGACGCAAATGGAAATAGACAAGCGAATACAGGTAAACAATCTTGAAACCCAGAAACAACAATCTTTATCACAGGCGGAAGCGTTACGGAGAAAAGGAAAGACCGCCGCAATTAGTGGATATACTAACGCTTTTACAAGTGCGCTTAATCTCGGGTCTAACTATGCACAGAGAACAGGTAAATTATGAGCCCTAATTTTCCACGTTACAATTCACAAGCTGCATTAAACACACAGCCTAACGCTGTTATGCGTGAAGGATCAAGCGATACTTCGAACATTATCAATAAGGCCGCGGGACAGGTTAGCGATATTGCGATGAAGTGGACTATAGCAGTTGATAATATGGCTGAAACCGCTATTAAATCAAATATGGCTAAGGGGGTAGCACAATTAAATCAGGACAGTATTTCCGACCCCGATATAAATGGCGAGAAAGACAAAATCGAACAATTAAAGAAACTTCGTTCTTCCGCTATGGGAAAGGGATTACAGAATAAATCTACTGAACAACAATTAGGCATGGAGTTGGACACGCAAACTTATCTTGCTACTTTGGAGATAAACAATATATATGCTAAAAAGAAGTTATTGGCAGACAACCTCAATACCACAAACTTGCTTGAAAATTACGCAGGCATAAGGTCGCAGGCGTTACAAATAGGCAATAATACAGTCGTTGAGGAAACCGACAAGAAAGCGTTTGAGTTGATACAAGGTAAAGTTGCAACGCAGATATTAAGTGAAGCGCAAGGTAAGGAAGCATGGAAAAGTTACCGTCTTGGCTCTGTTGATTTTGATATACAGAGCGATCCTTCAACATTGCAAAAAGGCTCTCCTGTTTTACAAGAACTATTGAAAGGTAAAGAGGGTAGATATTCATTTCTTGCTAACGATGAATTGGCGGACAAGATTAAAGCGTCAAAGATAAATATATGGCGTAATAAGGTAGCACAGGAAAAAGCGATACAAGAAGAAAAGACAACCATTGCTTTAGACTTATCTAATAAACTTGCTAACGGTGCTTTAAGTTTAACAGATGTCCAGAAGATAGGTAGAGATGACCCGAAAACAGCGGCTATATTTGATAACGCCATAGATGTAAAACAAAGAGAAATTGATGACCCGGAAAATAAGACGGCTGAGTATCTATTGAAACTTTTGGACAATGACAAAGCGACTGCTCTTGATGTATTGACCAAAGCCGCGGAATACAGAGGAACTAAAAACTTTGACGATAATGTTTATGGTTGGGTAGTGCAGGAAGTAGCTAAAAAATTTGACAGGGAGAAGAAAGGTTTATCGGGTTGGGATAAGGCGACAGAGGCGTTTAAGAATGGGGCAAAGTCAATAAATGCTTTTGCAGGTGTTTTGGGCCCGGTAGGTATACTCTCCAATATAATGATAAATAAGTTTACTCAAAAGGTTAAAACTGGGACTGACCCGGATGTCGCAAAGACAGAAGTTATCAATGAACAACTTACGGAACAGATAGATAAGACAAAGTTAACAATTCCAGCGCAGGAAATAGAGATGATTTCTCCTGACGGGCGCAGATTTAAAGTTGCACCGGATAAAGTTGACAAAGCATTAAACAAGGGGTTTAAACGTGCCGAATAAATCAGTTTTAGAAGATTATTCCGATATTGGAATGGAAGTAAAAAAAGATAACTATTCCGGCATAGGAAGAGAGGTTACGCCGGTTATCCCTGAATTAATAAAAGCTCCGCCTGCTACTTTTATTGATAGGATAAAATCTTTCTTTACTGATCCTGAAAAGGATATCGCGAAAGCGCAGAATGTTTATGCTTTATCGGAAGTAACGGGATTGCAATTAAAAGATGTTTATAATAATTACGATTTATTAAGACGGTCAAGCAAGGTAACCGGAATTACCCCTGATCTGGAAAGACGTGAATATATGGCGATAGCAATGACGCCTTTTATAGCTGCTGCAGCGGTTGCTAATCCGATTGGCACGACTGCCGGACTTATAGCTTATGCGGCGCTGGATAAAGCGATTCCTACCGATGAAATGGTCAAGAAGATTGAAACCGGAATGGGCGGAGAGTTAAGCGATACCACAAAGACGACTATTGATTTATTGGACTTCATAGGTAAAGGTTTAATTGTTGGCGGAGTATTCAAGCAAGCCCCGAAACTTGCGGAAGGATTTATGAAGCGAAAATTAGTTGAATATAATTTAGCCAAAGATATTACATTATCTAAAGATCAGGTAAGAGACATATTTCAAACAGGAAAACTTACTACCGCAGAAGAGCAGTCTTTGTTTGGAAGTCTTAATTTATCGGGTAATGAATTAAAGGCTTCTTTGCAGGAAGGCGTTAAGATTACTATACCTGCGGAAAAGTTGACTACTCTTGTTGATAAGCCGATATGGGCGAAGATTAAAAGCATAGTGGGGGCAGAGAGCAAGCCGAAAATAGTATCAGAGTTGGCCGGCCAGCCGAAAAAGGCAATTGCAGGGTTAATTGATCAGGTGGAAGCCCCAAAAACCCCTGTTTTAGGCCCAAATAAGCCCATACAGGCCCCGATTACACCTAAAGCCATACCAGAGGGCTTACCTCTTGCAATTCGCCTTAAATCCGGGGAAATCATTACTGACGCAACCGCTAAACTCCATTCTGATATTGTTACCGCAAAAGGGATAAATCCTGATGATGTAGTGGATGTGGGGATAGAAGTAAAAGGAGAATATCAAGCAACCAAAATCCCCGATAGCAAAGGCGGCGCACCATTAGAGAGTTTGCCGGAAGTGCCGGAAGGATTGATGGAAAAGGTTAAGGGAATGGTTGACCAAGCACAATTCCCACCACCGCCAAAAGGACGAGGCGAAATAGTCCCGCCTGAAATGAACTTTGGGACATGGAAAGATAAAAACGCTTTGTCATTATCAAGGGAAACTCTTGAAAGGAATATTGAAGATGTGGCAGGTAAAGACGCTCCCGAGGTTAAAGAGTTTATTACCGATCCGATAAAGAAGAATGAAACAGCAAGGGCAGAATGGATTACCGAGAAACGGCAGGTTATATCTGGGAAAATGCAGGAATTAGGGATTAAATATAAATCCAAAGAGTCGGCTCTTGTTATGAGATATGGCGAAAACAGGATGACTTTAGGTGAGTTGAAGAAAGAAGCTCCTGAGAATTGGGAAAGTATCGCTAAAGGTTCTGATTATTTTAGAAACCTTTATGACGAGATGTTGGATGATATAAATTTGGTAAGGTCAAAATATGGTTATGATCCTATACCCAAAAGGCAGGATTACTTCCGGCATTATCAAGAAATGGGAAATGTAATCCAAAGCGTCGGGCTTATTTTTAGGGAAGAAGATTTACCTACCGGTATAGCAGGGTTAACAGGGATATTCAAACCTGGAAAACCTTTTACTACCGCAGAATTGAAACGCAAGGGCGGAGCATTTACTGAGGACGCCATTGGGGCTATGGATAATTATATAGACGCTATATCTAAACAGTTGTTTCATATTGACAGTGTTCAGAGGGCAAGGGTATTAGATAAATACATCAGGACGCAATCAGAAGTCAATGAAGATGTAAAATTGCCTAATTTTGCCGCTAATCTTAATGAATACGCTAATTTAATCGCGGGAAAGAAAGCTACTTTTGACAGGGCTTTTGAAGGATTATTTGGCAGGCCATTATACGGAGTAGTTAACTTTTTAAAGAAACGCACTGGGGCCAATATGATAGGAGCTAATATATCTTCTGCCCTTATGAACTTTATACCTTTTACGCAGTCTTTATCTACTACTAAACCGCAATCAGCTATGAAAGGTTTAATGGAAGCGATTATTACTCCTTTTAATAAAACTCATTTTGAAATTGATGGAGTTAAAAGCGATTTGTTCACAAGGCGTTATCCTGTAAATCAAATGGCGTTTAACTGGTTGGGGAAAATAGAGGAATCCGCCAATTCATCGTTCAGGTTAGTTGACCAATTTGCGGCTAAATCGATTTTAGCGGGAAAGTATTATGAGGGAATTGATATGGGGTTAAGCCCAGAGAAAGCTATGAAGCAGGCAGATAGTTATACTGCCAAAATTATAGCAGACAGGGCGTGGGGTCAATTACCTAACCTTATGGGTTCAAAAACACTTGGTATGATTACCCAATTCCAGACGGAAGTTAATAATATGTTTTCCAATATCTTAAAAGATATACCTCGTCAATATAAAGGCGACACTAAAAAGGTATTTAATGCTTTTGCTACTTTCGCTGTTCTTTCGTTTTTGTTTAATGAGGCTTACGAAAAGACTTTAGGACGCAGACCGACTATTGACCCAATTTATGCGGTCCTTACTTTATTAGGTATGAGTTCTTTAGGCAAAGACCAACCAACAGGTAAAAGGATATGGAGAACAATAGTTGATGTAGGCGGTAATGTGCCTTTCGGTAATTTAGTTGTACAGGGCGGTAGATTCCCTATCTCCGCAGGAATACCAGACATAAATAAAGTTTTAACTTCTGAAACAGGTTCAGAGAAAGCAAAAGAGTTAATGAAGCCATTATATTATTTTGCTATGCCTCTTGCCGGTGGGCAGGTCAAGAAAACCGTTGAAGGGACAACTGATGTATTAAAAGGAAAATCTACTACGCCCAAAGGGAAAACAAGATATAAGATAGAGCAGGATTTTTCTAATTTTATGCGCGGATTTTTATTCGGTAAAAATGCATTCCCAGAGGCAAGAAAACATTACGAAAACCAAGGTATTAAGAAAAAGGATAAATTCTAATGACAAGACTATGGAAGTGGTTAACTGATTTTAGTTGTTTCGAAGAAAGATATTACGGGTTTTGTTTAGAATTGGAAAGAACATTTAAAATATCGTTTTGGATCGGAGTAATAATCTTGTCAGCGATGTTTTTTATTCAATTTATTAGTTTCGGGAAGGAGTTATAATGTCAGTATCATCTACCACACGAAAACAGCAATTTGTCTTAGACGGAATAGAGGACGATTATACCTTTACATTCCGGGCCTTAACCAGTGCGCCCGAAGATATTAAATGCTCGGTAAAGACAGCGGGAGTTACGACTGTATTGACTTACACGACACAGTATTCCGTAGCCATAAACTCCGAAGGGGTAGGGGGAACGGTAACTTTAGTTTCCGCAGGGACGATCGGATTAGGCACATTAACCGTCTATCGTGAAACTACAAATACGCAGGAAAGTGATTATGATGATTATAACCAATTTCCTGCTAATACTCTTGAGGAAGATTTAGATAAGCGTACCATGGTTGATCAGGAACAGACTGAGACTTTCGACAGAACTATAAAACTGCCTATCGAAAGTACACTAACTGGGCTTGAATTACCTGATCCTGAGGCCGGAAAAGCTCTAAAGTGGAATGCCGCCGCTACGTCTTTAATAAACAGTACCGTGAACATCGAAAACATAGATACGGCAGTAGCGGAGGCATTAGCTTCTCAACTCGCGGCAGCTACTTATGCGACTACGGCATTAACACACTCGAACACCGCTTTAGAGTATGCCCAGGTAGCTCAAACTGCATCGGCAACCGCGCTAAGTTCATTGACTATTCAGATAAATCTACAAACACGGAGTTATACTGTTGCATTAGCTGATGCTAATAAAATGATAGACCTTAATTCATCGGGAACTATAAATCTGACTATTCCATCAAGCGGGGCGGTAAACTTAGAAACTGGAAGCGTGATTTTTATTCGACAACTCGGGGCAGGGCAAGTCGTTATTACTACAAGCGCGACAGTTACTGTAAGAGCTGAGACAGGATTGAAAATTTCCGGACAGTATGGCGTTGCTGCTTTATTAAAAACTTCCTCCGATGAATGGCAGGCAGTGGGGGCATTAGAATCATAATGTTAAAAAAAACTTTAGTACTATTACTCTTAGGAATAATTAAGCTCAAGAAATTCATCGAACTTGACTATATGGAGTACAGCTCCGACGCTTTGGCTCAGGCGGCGTATGTGACGAACGCTTATACGACTGACCAAATCCCCACGATGACTTCTAACACTACTCCCTCTGGTGTGGCAAGCGCTTATAGCACTCCTATTTATGCCGCTTGGATAGCAATGAATGATACAAATACCAGTGAGACTGATTGCTGGCACTCAGATGCTACATTAAACACTGTGGGTTATACTTGGCTACAATATCAATTTACATCAGCAAAGATAATAGAGAGATACACAATAACAGGAAGAAATTACGAAGGTCCTCCTGGGGCTTCACCTTATCCTACAACATGGAAGTTACAAGGCAGCAACAACGGCACTGACTGGGTAGATTTAGACACACAGACAGGTCAAACCTTTACTCAAAGCGAGAAAAAGACTTATAGCTTTCAAAATACTACTGCCTATGTTTATTATAGATTGTGGATTACAGAAAGCAGTAATGGTGTTCACGCTTCCATAGGTGAGTGGGAATTACTGGAAGCCTATACTCAGTGTTATTCCGAAGCCACCATAAAAACCCAAGGAAGTTATGCGTTGAAGGCGGTGGCTGCTGCAGTTGATACTTTTTCCTCACAGTATCCTACACAGGATACTGACCATGTTAAAGCTACAATAGAGTGGTCCACAACATCTGGTTCTGCATGGTATGCTACTGATTCGGCAAAGCCTTTAACTGGTCCGTGGGATACGGGAGGTTGGTTTATAACTGGGATAGAAAATCAAAGATTTCATATAGATTTAGGTTCTGCTAAAATTATAAATAGTATTTATTATGAAAATTACCATGATGCTGGAACTCAGACAGATAGAGGGACGAAAAATTTTACTTTGTGGGGTTCAAATACAGCGGATTCTTTTGCAGAACTAACCTACGGGATAGACACAGGGTGGAATCAAATTGGTGGTGCATTACAAATGGATATTCATATAACTGCAGACAGTATTGACCCTAAATATATTAGGTTTAATAATTCAGTCGCATATCGTTATTATGCTTTAAAAATAGTTGATAATTGGGGAAACGGAACATATCTCGGATTGCGTAGAATCGAATTACAAATTGGTACTGGTGGTTCTCTTAACAAAACGCTTACCCATACTTTCTCATCTACATCAGATTTATCCGGCGTGAGCACTTTAAAATTCGATATGCGAGCGAGTAGGACGGGGAGTAATGTAAAAATTGGTTTCCATGACTCTGGCGGTACTACAACAGAGATAACACCGAATATTTTATCGGCGGATACCTTT